ATTCGTACCTATAGGTAAGATAGGTCTTAGACTTAAATCTACTTCTGAAATTTGTACACCGGGTGATTCAATTGTGCGCGCCATATACTATTATTTATAGTTTACGCGACAAAAATTACATTAATTCAACAAAGAATTGAGAAAAGGCGAACTCAAAGGTAGTTGCCAGTTCTGTTTCTTCTCTATAACTATAATCTATACTACCTAAATTAACAGGAAAAGCTTTTGTGTATGTAAATTTAATTATATTTTTATCAAATTCATCTTTACCAAATAATGTAAAATCTGTCTGATACTGCTCAGGCGCTATTTTTTTATCTGTGTTTAATTGCTGATCTGGACTATAGCCTTGGCCTTTAGGATCATTTAATAATGCTAACCATTTAAATATAACCCAGTAGTTATTAAATCTATTATCTATAGTAAAGTTAACAGATACATTATCATAGCCTGTATTATTATTAGAAGATAGTTTATATGATTGGCCGCCATATCCTGCGGTAACTGCTGGTACAGATACGACTGGCACAACAGAACCGTATACTGAAAATTGTAATGCATCTTGTTGTAATAAGTTATTGCTTCTAACACTATTAGATTGAATATTTCTTAGTATTGGTGGTAAATTTAAAACTAATAAAAATTTATCGCTCCTACTCTTATTAAGTTGAGATTGTAAAATAGGGTCTGGTGATGGTGTTGGGTCAATCATTATAATAATTTATAGCCTTGTTGTGTAAGAGTATTTATATCATCATTACTCTGGTCCATTGTACCTATAATAGACGGCATAGCTGAATTACCTTCATTTTGGTTATACATAGAGCTCGGTGATGTAAAGTATTTAGTGCCAAAATCTAATTGTTTTAGAATTAACGGTCTTTTATTATTATCAAATTTAGATACTTCAAAATGTTTCGAAACTAATGACTCGTCTAATATAATAAGAGCCCATACTAATGCCATAACCTTATCATCATGGAAACCTGCACCTCTTCTAGCATTCCATACCCCATTTACATTACGAATAAAATTCCTTAATTCTTTTAAAGTGCCTGTATCTCTAAGTTGTACAACTTCTAATTGATTGACCCAATATCTCATATTAGTAACCCCGGTAAATTTTGTATTCGAATGGTTAATAATACCTAATTGTAAGGTTTTTCTACTCGCAGCTGCACTACCCCACGAAACTATATTATCGTAATTGTATATATTACGTAAATTGTCCACCACTTGGCCACCGCAATTATTTCTTTCAATACTTACAAGAGGCTGTCCCCATTGAATTAAAATTTCATATAATTTTTCTGTAAAATGATATGGTGATATACCATTATTGGCATATACAGCAACTTGTTTAATTGATGTTAAATCTGTTATATCTAATATTTGTATTACTGAAAAGTCTTTATCTACGCCTTCACTTATATCTACTCCTACGGTATATATTTTATTATCAGATGGCTCATCAAATATTTGGTAATGGCCATCTTCCATCACGTATTTTGCATCTGTTATATTGTTCTTTAACCGGTCATACAATTCTTCATTTACAGAACTTTCACCAGAATCTAAAAAATTACAATTAAACTCTTGTTCAAACGCGTCCATACTACCTATAGTTGCAATGGTTTCTTTTTTCCATTTTTCATCTCTGCCAGGAATTTCATTCCATAAAATTTTATCACTACCCCAACCATTTCTACCAGTTTCTGCTCCAGTATATAACTTGTAAAATAAATTGCCTGTACCGTTTGCTGTGGATGCAATAAAAATTTTAGATTTTTTAGATGATGAAACGATAGGGTATACTGATTTCCAAAATTCATCTACTAAATGTTCTTCTATAAATGCTAATTCATCTAATAAAAGTAAGTTGATAGATTGGCCACGAGCTGCTGTACCAGTTGTTGTTGATATGCCTATTCTTGACCCGTTAGCCAGTGACATGGACGTTTTGCCGTATTCTTTAACCCCAGGCTTTAGCCAGTTAGGCAATTCTTCATATGCCATTCTTATACGTCTAAATATTTCTATTGCCGTTCCTTCTTTATTAGCTACAATTAATATACTTTGATCTTTTTCGAAACAAGCTACCCATAAAGCATATATGGTAAACAAAGTAGTTTTGCCGATCTGTCGGCTGGCTAACAATATAAAGAACCTATTATCTCTCATTTTTCTCAATACTCTTTTTTGACACAAGTGCAAATCTATTGTTTGTTTACCTTCATCTAAAGAAACTATATTAAAAAAGCTTTCTGCAAAAAAAAGTATGTTTAAAGAACACTTTGTAATGTCTTTAACCATTTCTGGCGTATATTCAAATTCCGAGTCAGTTGCAGGTAGATTAGGGTTATTTAAATATGTTTGTCTTTTTTTAACCATGGTAGATATAAATATTTACATGTCAACTTCTAAGAACCTAGTAGATATCTGGGAATTATACTCTAATCAAGTATTGAATGAAAAAGCGCCAGCTGCAAAAGCTGCTAAATTTGGTAAAAAGCCCGGGCCAGGTGCTAAGGAGCTTAATAGTAAACAAGCTACTGAAATAGCTAATAAAGAAACAACCGGTCCTGGTGAAGCAGAAGGTGTAACAACCGATATAGTAGATATCAAGGGAATGACACCTGAACAGATAAAGAAAAATGAATATAATATCGGTAAATTTAGTTTTAGTGAAAATTTTGATAAAAATATGGAAAAAACGTCAGTAGGTAAGATAAATAATAATATGAAATCTATTTTTGATAAATTGTTTGAAGAAGTTATGGGTAGTGATGATGCTGCAGATTTGCAAGCACTCGGTGTCAATGCTGATGCTAAAATGGGCGAAGGCGATGATATGGGTGAAGGCGATGATATGGGTGAAGGCGACGTTACCGTCACTTTAACAGCAGATCAAGTTGAATGTTTAAGAGCAATTTTATCTCAAGTAGATGATACGGGCGAAGAAAGTACAGATGATGAAACATTAGGCAGTGAAGAAGATGCAGCTGCTGATATGAGTGAAGAAGATGCAGAAGAAAATGCTGAAGAAAATGCTGAAGAAGAAGGCATGAAAGAAGCAACAGAAATGAAAGAAATGCCAGCATCAGCAGGCGCTAGCTTAATGAAGCATAGTAACAATAAACCATCTAGCAAGGTTAAGCCTAAAGGTGCTAGCCATGGTAACGGTGCTGTAGCATCGACAGTTGATGGTAAGGGCAAGCCATTACCTGATGCAGTAAGTAAGATGACAAGTAAGGATAATAAAGTGAATGCGCCTGGTTATAAAGTTGGCGATTTTTTCAAGTAATAAGTTTTAAAAAATAGATTAAAATTAAGCCTGCAGTAATGCAGGCTTTTTTTTTATAAATAATATTGTGAACTTGTATGAAAGACATTTAAGAGCTGCTTTAAGTATCCGCGGCAATGGAGAAACTCCACATAGACATTTAAAGCCTTTAGCAAATACTGATGTAGATAAGCATTATAGGCGTAAGAGTTTAAACATAGTTCCTAAGTATGTTAAACCGCTACAGGATAGCAATCATAAAATCGAGACGTTAAAAACTCATCCAGGTAGGTTTGTATGTGATTCAAATGATGTTAAATTTATAGTTCGTAAGTACTTAAAAGGGGTAACTCCTAATAATCACGAGTTAAAAATGCTTGGCGGTAAAATGGGTATAAAATTTTACCGTGATAAGAATCTAAATAAATGGGTTGTTGAAAAAACTTAATATGGTAAACTATAACAATAATTGTTTTCCAGGCGTTGTAGACTCTGATGGATTTTGTTTCAGATATACTGATAAACAAGTTACGGATAATGAGCAGTATTTGTTTAGTAATTACTGGAGAGAGCAAATTAACACATACGGTACTAAAGTTAAGTATTTTGCTAATATGTATGATGTGTTAAAAGCTGATAATTTTTATGGTGAAGATCCGCCTAGAAAGTTTCTTGAAGGAGTAGATTTAATACTATCAATTGATTTAGCTGAAAATGCTAATACATTGTCAAAATTCGGATTCCAATCAGATGATGAAGTTACAGCATATATTCACTTATCATCGTTTCAAGATGCATTATATGGGGTAGGTATCGAGTTTATTACATCAGAAATAGAAAAACAAAAACTCGATACTGAGAATGGGTTTGACTTAAGAACAGAAAAACCTGTAGGTTTCGAAACTCAATTTAACCAAATTCAACCAAAAGCAGGAGACGTATTTATTATGTCAGAATATGGTGAAGGCCGGCCTGGTGAAAGAAGCGGTAAGCAATTTGAAGTTACGGAAGTTTTAGATCAAGATATAGCTAGAATTAATCAATTAGGCGGCCATTATGTTTGGTTAATTAAAGCTAAAAGATTTGATTATAGCTTTGAACCTGGTCTATCTGCTGAAAAGGGAAGCCAACAAGTATATGAGAATGCATTTAATGGTATTTTATCAGGCGGTGTGCAGGATGTTTCTGAAACTAAGAAATATGACGAAAAATACCCATTAAAGTCAATTAATGAAGTAAGTGCAGCAACTGTCTTCGATATGCCTAAGAATGATAATACTGATGTATACGGCGGCTACTAAGTAACGAGATAATCAATCATTTTTTCTGCTTCATTAATATTGTCAAAAGCTAATTCAAATTTGTTAGTACCGTCTGTAAACATGTATTGGCATTTACTATCCCTAAAGGTTACATTATAGATTTCATATATTACACCTGGGTTGAAGTAGTTCTTAATACTTCCTGTTACCTTTAGTTTTTTAATTACAATAGTATACCCGGGTATGTACTTCATTTAATAGGCGTAACTGCAACTATACCAGACTTTACAGGTAAATCGTTACTATTTTTAGACATTTGCACATATATGGTGGTGAAACTGGATACTATGGCAAGGATTACTGCTGTTTTAAATTGCCAAGCTGATTTTTCATGATCAGAAACTAATTTACGTATGTAGCTTATATCATCTGTCATCGCACTCATACCTTTACGTAGATCATCTTGCATAACACTCATTTCTATATTTAATGTAGTTACTTGTTGAATTAAACTAGGCGTGCCATTCCCGTCTCTTATTAATTTACTTAAAACTTCAATATCCTTTTTAACTGAAACGATATCTCTATTAACATAATCTATAGCTGTGTTACGTGACATTTATTATTTAATCATCTATATTAATACCATTCATCCAATTATTAATCTGATACTTCATATCCTTTTCTCTATCTGTAATATATTTCTGAAAAGCTAAAGGCTTAATCCAGTCAGAATTTTTAATTGTATTAATGCCTAGTTGTTCTGCTTTATCACATGCTATATTTACCCCTTCATATAGGCATGCAAATCTTGCTAAAAAATCTACATTATTTTTATAATCGATTTCCTCAAGGATACCGATTTCATTTACCACTGCATCGTCTGTAATATTATTTACTATCATACAATGATTGTATAATCTTTCCTAATAAAATTATTTTAACTTCTCTATCGTTACTATTATAATTTTTTAATAAATTAAAATTATTAACAGCCATATCTTTGATAATTTTTTTATTTTGAATGTATACTGCTTCGGTATTAATGTCTGATATTTCTTTTTTATCTTTTTCTAAAATATTCAATATTATTTCTTGAAAGATTCGTAAACTGTCTGTTCTTTTATTTTTTTCAGTGTTAATTCCTTGCTTAAGTAAAAAAGCTTCTTCGGGAGTTAACTTAAACATCTCTTTTATATCTTGCTGTAGCTGGTCATACGAAACAGCAGTTTTAACTAGTTTAATATCCGTTAAAGTAGGTGCAACACTTACTGTCCTATCATCTAATTCACTCATTAAAATATATTGGCTCTGTTGTTACAGCTGGCTTAATGTCTATATTTGCTTTAATATTTTTATTACATTTGTTACATTTGTAAATATTGTCTTGATCAAACCTTATCACTACATCTTGTAATGTTTTATCGCCGCATGGACATTCTATAGTAACTATCTGTTTGGATGCTTCTTTTAACTGGTCTAAACGGATAAGTTCAGCTTTTTCAACCAATCTATTATTATAAATTGTATTGCCTATGTAAAATGATACAAATTGTAATATTAATATCAATAAAAACACTGATACAGCATGAGAGCTAAATATGATTGCAAATAATAAACTGACAGCTATGGTTATTGATAGCGATACTAATATTTTTTTAATCATTACTAATATTATCTAAACTTTTACTAATATCAACTAGAGTTACCCCTATTTTTTTAAGCTGCACTTCTATAATACTATCTATTATTTGTTTTTGTTTAGGGTTACTTGCTGCATTATCTCTAGCTTGAAATAAAAGGTTCCTTAAATTAGTAGTATGTAAATACATATCTGCAAGTATTTCATCGCACTTGCCTATCGGGTTAATTTTCAAAGACGGGGCTTCATAATTACCATCTTTATTGTTTGCGTTTAAGAAATTTCTAACTTGATTAGGTTGAACGTTAGCGTCGCCGCTATTATTTTTGCCAACAGTCATTCCACGCTGTTGTCTATTAATGTTAGGAATGGAAGAATCTTCAAAAATCCGCTTTTTCATTTAAATATTTAAGTTAAACCCATAAATAATACTATATGAGCGTGTATGAAAATAGATTTAAAAAGCTTTTGATTGAAAAAGATGAAGAAATGTCAGATGATCAAACAGCTATGGCTCAGACATTAGATAAAGGCACGGAAGTGTCAGATTTTGATGTGCAAGCCCCAGAAGCGGGTGCGCAAGCTCAGCCAACTATGAGCGCCATACAAAAAGTAATGTATGATGAGTTAAATACTTGGATTCTTAGACTTGATGAATTTAAAGAATTTTTAAACGGTACCGGCCAAGAGAGTGTGCAGAGTCGTTTAAATTCAGCTGAACCAGAAACTTTATTTGCTAAAATTAGTACAGCAGAAACAAAGAAGATTGCAAGAGTTGCTGTTGAAGTAACTTCGCTAAATGAGATGTTAAAGGGTTATGTTGCTACTGCAAATGATCCTAAGTACAGATATAACTAATTTTAATTAGTTTCGTTTATTCTTTATATTAGTTAGTATAATCTTGGCTTTTAATTTATTAAAAGTGTTTTGTATAATAAATTGCGGGTCAATTTGATTTAAGTTATTAATAATACAATATTCATTAATATCTTTTACATTCTTTAGCTCTTCTGGCCATATAAAAACACTTTCATCGTTGTTTACTAAAGATGTGCTCTTCTTTAAAGATGCATTATCTATCCATTGGTTATCTAAACACCAAATTTTCTTGAATGTTGATAAAGATGACATTTGTTGACGTTGTAGGTCATTAAATTCTCTATTACTATCTTCAGTAATACCACAAACGGCTAACCCATTCTTCACAAAATATGAATCTATCGGGCCTTCAAATATAAAAACATGTTCTAATAAAGGGTCAATATTATGCACCCCGTATAAACTCCGTGGACTGCCTACTTTACTAAGATATTTTGGTCTGTTCCGCTGATCTGCTTGCAATAACGTCCTGGTTTGATAAAATATTATATCACCATTACTGTCATAAAAGGGTAATACTAGTCTATTTTTATGAACTTTATCTGTTAACGACAGATAAAACGTTTTGGGTTTATTAATAGCATATAATAATCGTCTATTTTTTAAAACCTCTAAACATATATTGACAACCGTGTTGTCTTCATAAAACTTTAACTGGTTTGCATCAGTTAAATTAATGCAATCTTCTGGTAACGATTTTGTTACTGGAACGACTTCAGGTATTTTTAATTTATCCGGAACTACTTCAAATTCTCCTTTCTTAATTTCATTTATAATTTCAATAAATGGTTTACCTGTTACATCTATTATAAAATTGAATACTTTCTTACTGTATCCGCAATTATGACAGTATGTGAGTTCTTTATCAGGTATATAAAAGAAGCGGGTCTTAGTTCCAAATGAACTACCTTCTTTACAAAACGGGCAACTACCGTTATATGTCTTATTAAACTTATTATATGAAGCATGGCTTATGCATTCATAAAATTTTTGAACTACATATCGTTCAGGTACTGATATCACCCAGATATTATGATCTGTATGACTTATTATTCAAGGAATTTAATTGGTTATTTTGAATATCTTGTAAAAGTTTGCCTGTTTCTGCATCTTTCACGCTAACCATTCCGCGTTTTATAAAAGAACCAGTTATTGGGTCGTTATAAACTGCTTGTTCATATGTTTTACCGTCTCGTGTAAATGTGTTAATTGTAGGAAAACATGCTTGGCCTGAAAAAGGCGATATAATCTTTGTAGGAGTAATGAACATATATCTATTTAGTGTTTAATTTTGCTGTTCCACCATTTTGGACGTTGTATTTATACTGGGCTATACATATCTTATACACATCGCTTGGTAATCTGTTGACGTATTCCATTATTTTATGGGTTATAGCCCATTCGAACTTGTCAATAGGTACAGATCTATTGATATTCTTTGGCACACTTAAAAAATGGTAACTTTCGTTATCTTTTTTAACATATACAAACATTTCACCGACAAATATACCAGTACCTACAGCATAAACCTGACCAGGTGACATTTTATGTTTACTATTACTTTTTAATAGGTTTTTAAACATCTCAAACTTAGATGTCATTAACGTTTTTACCTTTTGATTCATAAGAGAAATTATATATCCGACGATTCTAATAGTAATATATAATACCTATAAATCAATCCATATTATCATTACTGCGGATATTGTAATGTATAAATTTTTGCAAATAATTGCCAATAGCATCAGCTTCTTGCTGGTTATGGCAGTGCACTATAGGTGGTATTTGCTCACCTTCAAGGCTATATCCGAGAATTACAAAACTACCCATGAATTCTTCGCAAGTTGCAACCATAGCTTCGAGTTCATCAACATTTTTTCTACTTTTTTTAGTAATTGATTGTATCTTTACAGCATCTTTTAAGATAGCTAATATATCCGGTATATTAGACGCAGTAACTGGTATTACTGGAGTAGGGGTAACAGTTTTCTTTAAATTTTTTCTAGCACCTTTAACTTTCTTTTTTAGAGGATTAGCTTCGCTTGGTGTTTGATTCGACTGGGTATCATCCATGAAGTTATTTAATTTTACCAAATGGATTTTTTGCAGCATCGTTATTAATTCCTTTTTTAATTAACTCAGTAACGAGAGTTTCGATACTTTCAGTCTTAAAAAATGAATTTTTCTGAAACTTGCAGCCTCCATCATCAAACTCAAACAACACTTCATTATAATTATCTTTATTACTGTAGCATGTTATGTAAACTGATGTAACCCCTGGGTCAACTAACACGGTCCAACGTCTAGGATCTGCATTGTTATATGCATTGAACATTTTAAAGACTACAAACCCGCAATCTTTTAACCTTTTTATAAAATACCCAGCAGTTTTAATCTTATTAGATATTTTTTTATCTCGTTTGCCGTAAAATTCTGTATCCATATTAATTAATTAACGCTGAAACTATATAAATCAAATTAGTATTTCCTTTTGATAACGAAATCTTTACTACACCGAATTGAATGTTTATGGAAAACTTAATATCACTGCATTTATTAAAGTTAATTAGACGGAACGTTTCAAAGTTAATAGGTATTGTTTTAGGCAATGCAGTTCCTTCATACGTTGTTGATAATATCGTTTGAAAGTTATCTGAATTATGTCTATTTCTATCACCTAATTCGCCAAATACTGTATTATTTTCTAAATAAATGTATAATTTATTTGATTCGGTTGTAAATGAGGCTCCTTTAAACAAAGTGTTTAATTTACTTTCTGCAACATCAAATACGGTATCAAACTTTAAGTCATTAATCTTTTTTATATTAATAGAAGGGAGCTTTACGATACCTTCTTCGAGTAAATGATACTTAAACTTAAAAGATGAGCTATTATGTTGAATATTATTCGATAATATTTCAAATTCTACATCATCGCTTTCAACGCACTCTAAAACTCTAATAAACTTCTTTACATCTGGTATGTTTAGATTGCGACTATCATCACATTCACAAATAGACTCTGTATATAAAATTAAAGTCGCATCTTGCGATGCGGTAATATTACTTATAACGTTTTTTTCAACCTTAATAATAGCTGAATCATTAAGATTCGAAATAGGACTAAGGACATTACTGATAAAATCCTTTCTATTTGAGATTTTTAACTTCATTACTGATTATAATCTGAAGATTCTACTATACCAGGAATTTTTTTTTTATTCTTTAGTAAGGTCGACCCATTTTTAGTTAAATTGTCTAATTTCTCATTGATATTAGATAGCATTATTTCAAGATTATCAATTCTGCGAACAATTCTATCTAAAGACTCGACAATGTCTTCATATCTCGTTGTTTTATTAAGGTCGAATTCTAGTTGACTGTTATCAACTACTGGCGCTTGTGCCGGGGCATGTACAATATACGGTAAATTTACAGCTCCTTCCGGAGGTTTAGGTGCAACTATTTGTACCGGCGCAGGTGCTGGAGCCGGCGCAGGCGGTTGCGGAATACCATTATTAAATACTGCTTCAGACGTATTCATAATTTTCGTTAACTCATCTTTAATAGTTTCACTTCTACGATTTAAAGTGCTGGATGACCCAGTAATGGATGCATCCAGTTGCTTTAATTCGCCGTAGGTACTACCTAACAACCCTATCAACAATTCTTTATGACCCGGTTCCATTATTTATCGAGTTCAAGCTCTTTAAGCAAATCGTTAAGCTCTACGTCGCTCGATTCTGTAGATGCTGTTTGCTTAGCCGAAATAGTTGGCTTAGCGTAAACTACTGGCGTTGCTTCTGGCTCTACAACTTCATCCTTAACTACTGAACAATAAAAATGCTCATTAAGCATAGTCTTGAGCTCATCATACGATTTAAGAGTAAAGACTTTATCAAGTTCATATGCACTGTCGTATATTTTCTTAACTTTATTATCATCCATATCAACAATGGCTGTAGGCATAGAAAACTTAGATGAAACATAGCTAGGAAAATCGCCTTGCTTTTCAACTTTAATTCTCAAATTAACTCCATTAGGACTAAGATCAAAAATACGTGCACCGAGATCTTC